ACGTAGAAGAAGGGCTTGTAGTTCTTGATACGCACACACGCCACTTTTCCAGCGTCTGTGCGTCCGAAGACGTCGACGACATAGGACCCCGAGGCGTCGTGCTCGTACCAATCACACGGTTGAAGGAGCATTTTCCTCGACATTACTCCCCAGTCCGGAGAATCCGGAGGATACGTTTTTCGCACCTCTGATAATAAGAGATGAACCACACAACCAACACATACGATTGGTTTTTCGCCCCCACCCGTATCAAGGCGGATCAATACCAGGAAGACACAACAGCGTTTGCGAATGAGTCGATCAAGACTCGTCAGACCGCAAGTCTTACTGCCGGCTGCTCGGACACGCTCAACCCTGCTGCGGCGATGGCGGATCAGCCGGGTATGATTGCCATGGGTGGATTCGGTCAGCCCGGTACCGGCTGCAAGGTCGACGAGAACACCCAGCTCCGTTGGGGAATGGAGGGTGCTCATCGCGAGAAGGGTCCCAAGCAGCTCTGGGCTCGTCCGTTTGCGACGACACCGTTCATGGGAGGTGGAGAGCCCACTGCAGTTGACGACGAGTCTGGACTCATCCGCTCGGCACCTCCTCGTGGTCGCAAGGAGAACACGACCATCATGGACCATGCGATCCCCAACTACTACCAGCCCCTCATCTCGACCAAGTCGGCTGCGTACGGCGACGTCAACCACTGGATCGAGCAGTGGACGCGCGGTGGAGACTCCACGCGCCTGGTTCAGACAAAACGCGATACTCAGTAAACATAATGAAAGTCCTTTTCTTCTGTCGGAAAATGCCCGACTTGTGCGGTGCGTTTCTCCATGATGTTGACCTTGCCCTTGAACTTCTGAAGCGCGGTCATCAGGTCGTGTTTCTGACGATTACTCGACCTGTTGAGGGATACAACGGGGGGTACTGGCAGGGGTTCCGGTTCCTACACTTCTCTGCGGCTACGACCTTCCTGGACACGAGCGACGTCTGGATCACCCCGCATTCTCCCATCCTTCCAGAAGTCCGGAAATTGAACAATCGTGGGTATCGTCGACCCATCATTGCGACGTGTCACTTCGACGGGAACTACACAGCAGTGGCAGGGAACTCTCCTCTCCGCCCAGAGTGGAAGGAGATGCTCTTCTTTATCAACCGCGTGATGGAGCCGCATTACCGCAAGAACATTGCCCCGTGGCCGCAGCAGATCACTCGAACGGAGGTCGTACGCCCTCTCATTCACCGTGAGAAGGTGTTGATTGACAACGATAGGACAGGAGACCGGATCACGTTGATCAACGCAAATATCAATAAGGGAGTTCAACAGTTCGTTGCAATGGCAAGGGCGATGCCTGACCACAAGTTCTTAGGGATTCTCCCATACTACGGAGAGAGGAGCGTGCCTCCGACACCGGACAATGTTGAGTGGGTACCGTTTCAGGATGATATTCGTACCATTCTGAAGCGAACCCGTATCCTCCTCGTGCCTAGCTACTATGAGAGCTTTGGTCGTGTCGCAGTCGAGGCAATGATCAATGGCATCCCGGTCCTCTACGCGAAGCCGTCGACGACGTCTGTGTATCCGGGCGGAAGTACGGAAGGTCTCGACGAGTGGATCCGACCTGCCGGGATTGGGCTTCACCGTGAGATCATTGAAGAATGGGTTTCAGCTGCCAAAGACCTAGACGATCCGGACACCTACGCAGCCAAGTCCGCCGAGTCAAAGGCGCATATCGAAGCCATGAATATATTTAATGAAGCACCTCGGATTGCTGAGCTAGTGGAGAGCTTTTCTCAACAGAACCCAGTTGTGAAGAAGTCGTCGATGGCAATTGAGGAACCGAAATCTGTAGGTCAGGTTGCCCCTCCGCCGACGGCAGCTGCTCTTCAGCAGCCAATGGGGCGGGTAGGGCTTGCGAGTGGGCGACTGAGAATACAGCGTTAACCTTGTCCTGGAGCCAGCGCCCCTTTGTGCATCTGTCCCTCTGCTCCTCTGTCATGCCGGTATCGACCTGTGGTTTCTTGGGGAGGTACTTCTCCCCCGAGACGACAGGCTTTGCCATCAGCGCATCCACCGCAAGCCAGATCTCCTTGTGCTCTTTGAGTGCGTTGGCAGCCTCGACGGGACCGCACCCGGTGAGTTCCATGACAACCTCCATTTGTTCTGTTTCTCTTGCTTCCATATAAATGCGCTTCATTGACGATCTTTGCCCCCCTGCCCTTCTCTACCTGATCTTCCTCGTCGTCCAGCTCGGTCTCGATGCTTCTCTCGGTATGTGGGTTACCCTGGTGGTCAAGGCGTTCCTCGGCTTCGCGACGGTGGCAGTCCTCGATGTCTTCTGCGACATCCAGCTCGGCGTCGTCTCCTGGTTCCTGGTCGCCACCCCCTTCATCATCACCGCGCTCGGCGCTTCGATCGCATTGGGTACCAACTTCGACCAGATTGTCCTGGTCCAGTTGAAGGAGACGTTTGTCGGCGACGACGGCACGGACGCAGGTGAGCCTCCTTCCTCTTCGGGCTCGGTGGACAGTATGGAAAAGATCAGCAAGGGGTCTTCAGACAAGAGGAAGAAGTCTGAGTAAATGCATCCCTTCCTTGCCCTTGTTCTGACCAATGCCTACTATTATGGCTCGATCGCACTCACCTATGCCAACAAGGCTCGTGTCCTTCTCTGGAACGCGTGGACAGACTACTGCTACCCCGCCGTGCCAGCGGTTCCTACGAGCCGCTACTTTATGAACCATCCCAATGGACCCGAGGGAATGGAGCCGTACCTGTCCGTCCCCGAGGGTGCCATCTACGTTGAGGAGTGGATCCGCAATGGGATCAAGAAGTGTGTTCTCAAGTACGAAGGTGAGACGATCCCCCGCTCATGGACCGGGACGCCCTTTGACAAGCACCCTACCACGCCGTGGATCTGGGTGGGCGACCGCGAGACGGAGATTGACCTAACTCGGACGTTCAACAAGTTTATCGTCGTTGGGAACCGAATTACAAAGGACCTCGTCAAGAGCATCCTCTGCGTGACGCCGAAGACCAAGCTGGTGTATATCCAGTCCGGGACGTTCAAGGAGCTTGAATTTCCGGGTGACGGACTAACAATTGAGGAGTATGTCGATCGACCCGTTCAAGATCGCCGACCGGTACATCGTACTGAAGAAGCAGTGCCTACCCCCGTCGTGGGGGGACGCAATGATTCGGTTGAATGAGATGATCCTAGGACCCATTCTTGCGTGCTTCCTATCGTTTCTCGGAAAGGGGGATGTTATGATGATTGTCGCCGCAGCGACCAAGGCGCAGAGTGCATGGTCTGACTGGATCGAGTTCCAGGACCTTCGATTCCAGGTGCAGCGGATGTACCTTGTATCAACGATGGTCGGGGGTCCGTTTATTCGCACAAATGACCCCGAGTATCAGGCGTATGTCTACGCCGATGCTGTTGTGCGTGCCCAGACAGGGATGCTTAGGAAGACCGTGTCGTCGACCACGCCCCATCTGCGTTCTGGACATGCCCAGCGCCCGGAACATTCGAGTTCCCCGACACAAATGTAGGGAGACCCGCAGACCCGTCTCCTGCCCAGATCGCGCGCGAGCCAGCTTGGCTGTACATGGCACTACCGCCGCGCATGGTGCGACGACGGCGGGTCACACGCCGGCTCTTCTTGCCCTTGCGAGTCGCCTTCTTGCCCGTACGACGACGGCGGCGACCACCGGGCATGGTATAGTCGGGCATTGGAGCACCGGTCTCAGGGTTAACTGCATCGTTCGCCACTCCAGCCCACTGGGCACCCGCCGTTGTCCCGGCGAGAGCGCCACCGAATCCGTACATGGCACCACCGCGCATCTTCTTGCTCTTGGCGCCGCGGCGACGACTACCACCTCCCATACCACAAGTTGGAGTTGACATTTACTCCTCTACAGGAAGAAATACGCCCAGCGACCCGGGGGTCTCGTCGTAGGTCTCCCACCCCCGAACCGGAGTCAGGACAGGCACCTCGTCGTATGTCAATAGCGCATTCAACGCAGGGACATGAAGCATCCCAAGCAATTCGTCGATCACGGCGCGTCGCTTGGAATAGGGCAACGTCTCAAAGACATTCTTCCCGTTGAGCCAACGGACATCACAGACCAAAAAGACATCAGGCGACAGCTGGGTCACACGAATCACTGTATCGGAGAACATCCGCTCGTCGAGGATCAACTGGACGGGCGTGACCTTCTCCCCATGGTCGACAAACAGAGAAGTACATTTACCGTTGGTCTCCCGTGTTAGAAGAAGCCACCCCGGAACCCCCGCGTATTGAGGTGCTTTCAGCGGGAGGGGGTCCTTTCCTTTCTTCACGTGGGGCTTCCACGGACACTGGCGGCGCATACGTTGGTAGCTCGACATGCTGCTCTGTTACCGCGGGCGGTATGTAAGCTTGCTGGGGCGCTACCGGCACGGCAGGAGCCATCGGCATCGGGACGGGTACCTGGATGACCTTCGGAGCTGGTGGGTACATCGTCTTGACAGCCCAGTAGACTGCAAAGTGAGAGAGGACGACCACCACCAATGTCCCAATCGCCATCGTGAGCACTTCTTGCAGTTCCATTTGTTTCGCGTCCATCTTTTGTGTCGAAAGAACAAACCGCGATGCAGACGAATCCCTTACGCTCCGCTGAAGACCCTCGTGTCAACGCCATCTACTCGGTCGTCAAGGGGAAGATTAGCCTCCTCACGATTGTTCCTACCTGTATTGAGGTCGCCCAAGAAGTCGAACAGTTCTCTGGGCTGAAGGGAAAGCAAAAGCTGGAGCTCCTCCAGGATGTCCTTCGTCTGGCAGTGTTCGAGAGCAAGCACACTGCAGTGGTAAAAGAGGAGTTGTTACACTCGATTGATACGATCGTTCCGATTGTGGTACAGGCGGCTATTCTGGCATCTAAGATGCCGATTCTGAAGCGGGTTCAAGACACATGTGTGGGCTGCTGGACGAAGGCGTGAACATCATTCACTCCAAGGTCTTCCACCCAGACTCGAGGATTTGCGGAGTACACGGTTACGGTTGCGTACTCGGTGACGTAGCAGCGGGCAAGCGTTCCGTCGTACGGCGTCTCGCTGTAGAGCGTCTTCCCATCCGCCGTCCGAATGATGTTGGACAAGATCTTCTTTGCCATATCGTATCGACTGAGTCCGACGTAGAGGAACTGGGTTTCATACTTCTCGAGGGGCTTCTTCGTTGCCCACTCAGCGGGAAGACGGCTTGTCATTCGAACCTCCATTGTGCGTCACCACAGTATTGGCGAAGACAATCCGTTTTAGTTCCTCATCGTCCTCCATTGCACGATTGAGCTTCTCCACACCCTTCTCTACTGCCGTCTGGAGAGCCGCCCACTTCTCGGCGTCCAGAGGGTAGAGGGTATGACGGGTCTCGCCATTCGGGAACCGCTCGATGAGCTCGGACTCCGTTGCATTGTACATATTCATGTAGCACCGGAGCTGGATCTCGTCATAGACAGGGACCTGCGGCCAGTGGCGGGTACGGTCCTTGGAGTCCACGATGCGGTTCTCGGACGCAACGTACCCATCGCAGCGTCCGACAAGCTTCCAGGTCCCCATGTCCTTCTTAATGGTCTTGGTGTTACGCTCCGTCACCTTGACCTCGCGCACCGTCTCATAGGTATTGAGGATGCGCTCCTCGTTGTTGATTCCGCGGCGCTTTGCCACCTGACCACGAACCTCATCGGCAATACGGGCTCGGAGATCAGGAGGGAACTGGTCCCGGCGCAGACTGAGGATAAGCTCTGCCTGCTCTTGGACATCCTTGAGAACACCGGTCACATTGGTGGAGTGCTGTGCATCACGGATGCCTGCGCCGATACAGTCGGCAATCGGAGACTCCTTCAGGACTTCATTGAGAACCGCATTGAACGGACGGCGTTGTTCCGTACGTTCAATCTCGGCGATCTTTGCCTTGGTAGCGGGGTCCTTGCAGAGGAGCTCATACGCAATCTCATGAGGAGACTGGTACTTGTGGAGACCGATAAAGCCGGCGACCTTTGAAGCGGAAATTTCAGGGACGATCATCTTGGAATACATGGTGTTCAGGTAAGAGATGGGGATCCGTTTTAAAGTCCAACCCCGTAGAAGGTAGCTGCCGCAAAGACAGCGGAGTGGACGATAAGACCCCAGGTGGTCGGGCACCCGGCAGGAGTGGCAATCGGACCCAGAAGACCGCCAAGGAGCTTATCGACAATGCGGTAGACGATAGGGTTCGAGATGATAAAGAACATAAGACCTGCCACGACTGCCGCAGAGAGCTTGGGAGAGAGACCGAGGACCTTCATTTAGTCCCTTCGCTAGAAAAACTCTGCTGCATGCGTGTGATGGCATCAATCCAACCCGGAATCCCATTCAGTACCGTCGACACTGCCAGCGTCTGACTCGTTACCGGACTTGTGTCGAGGTTGGCTCCTTCGCACACGAGAACCACCGCCGTAGTCAGCAATGCCTGACGCGACTTGGCATCTGCCGGAGCCCATCGCAAGCAGTACATCCGGTAGAGCTTGTCGATGTACGGACGTGCGGCGTTTCCCGCCTGTTTCCGCACGCACTCCCAGAAGAGCCATGCCACATGATTCCCGTTGGTTGCAGAGACGAACTCGTCCGACCGATTCGCAAACAGGAGCGTCTGCTTCGATTGCTTCTTGATCTCGCGAGCATATGCGTAGATCCACGCCATCCAATAGAGAGTCCGAGTCACGTCCCGTACATCCTGGCGGAGGCAGTAGCAGATCTCGTTGATGGGGACCGCCACAGAGATCGGGTCATCCCGTCGGAGGACCAGCTTGCCGTAGAGCGAACTGGGTGCCTTGAGGCTCTCCTGGATGGTGACGGGATCAAAGTCATGGGTAGGCTTGATGGTGGGGAGAGACGGGAGCTTGACCTTGCGGCACATTGCCAGGGTGGCTGCGACTTCGCAGACCAACGTACGCACATCGGGGTTGTTGCGGAGCTCGGTCATCCGCTGTACGGGAAGGGCGCCTTCGAGAGGAGCGTACTTCTCGTACATGGACTCGAGGTAAGAGATGGCGTTGGGTGATGCGCGGTTGATATGGAGTGCGGCAGCTTCGAAGAAGGTCATCCAGAGCGTATGGGTCAGACCAGAGCAGAGCAGCTCGAGAGCCCAGTAACACGCGTAGTCTGCATGTCCCAACTGGATGTTCTGGAGAAGGACCTTGACCACATGGGGGCGAAGATGCCCACAGAAGGTGGTCTTCTGAAAGTCGAGTACCGTCCGAGGATCTGTAATTTCCATTGCTGGGACGCAAGAGCCGTTCATGCGATGTGCAACCGCATGTGTTCCAACGGGTGAGCATGAACCCAGCCGAACCAGAACAAATAGAGGACTGACAGAAACACCGTAAAGGCTGCTGCGTCGAGAGAATGAAACGCGACCACGGAGAGCAATCCCGCATATACAGATACCATGAGCGACACGACCAGTCTCAAGAGGACAACCGTAGGCATCTGACGTGCGAGGGTATATATGAGTGCGATTCCTCCTAGGATGGTAATCCATGAGTAGACAGCTGAACCATGCCCGCCAGGAAGGAAGAGCACTGCCAGAATCCCCAGAGACACCACGGGAGTTGTACCCCAAAGGTTAGAATGGAGGAAGTAGAGAGAGATCATCGAGAGGGATGCAAAGAGCGCCAGCTTGACGAGAAGCCGTGCTCCCGACAGAAAGAGAAGGAAGGTGAGCGATGCGAGAATCATCCAGCACACCATTGCTTCTCGAGGGGAGCTGTACCGAGCAAAGGGTTGGCGACACACTCGGCAGATCCGGTCTGGGTAGTACTGGATGTACTGATCGAGACAAGATCGGTGGATATACGATGCCGTTCCACGGCACTGACATGGATTTAGAAGAGTCGTAAGGTCGCCATCTTCGAGACAGATGCGACACTGCATTACCTATTAGACAATTGTACCCGTATAAGTCGGAACCCGGACAGCATTCGAGCGCTGCCAGGTCAGGAAGTAGCGACGGACGAATGAGTACACGGCGTAGAGCAGGACTGCGACGAGCAAGACATTAAGAATGACGTCTACCCATACCCAGGTATTGTCCCTTTCCTTCTCGCGACTCCGGTTCTCCATCGCTAACTGAATTTTTACCTTTTCGATCTGATCACTGAACGTGTTGACGGAATACTGGAAGTCATCCCGGAGGGACAAGACCTTGTCCTTGATTCCGTTCACAACGTCAATCGTCTTCTGCTGCTCGTTCTTCCGGAGATCGATAGACGCAACTGCATCACGGTAGCGCCGGATCTCTGGATCAACCTCGGCGGATGCGATGCGCTCCCGTTCTTCTGCTAGCCACTCCGTACCATTGAGGAGCGTATAATATGCAGTGCGAGCCATCTGGTACGCGCTCGGAGACTCATCACGGACGTTCTCTGCGGCTTGGAGTTCCTTGAAGGCATCGTCAATCTGCTGCCGCTTTCCAATGTTTGCCAGGACCTTGGTCATTTCCCCTTCGAATCGATTCAGTTCGTCGATAAACGGTGCGGCGGCATCTGGGTTCAACACGCGAAGGTCATCTAACGTTGACCCGTCAAAGACCGTTGCACCCACGGTAACGAGGGGAACCGAGTACTCTTCGTTGGATGTATATTCGCATTTGTACCCGCCACTTCCACCCTTGCGAACAAACCGTTGCTCCGCTGAACAAGGCATGACGCAAGCTCCCGAATCTGCAGCTACAAACGGCAAGGGACAGTGGGGTGTATTGCCCCACCCTCCAGCAGGTACCATCGGGGATCCGCCATACGAGACTGTCTGCCCGAACGCTGAGTATGGTGAACTCATTACTTACCTCTTCAGAAAGATTCCACTTGCGATACCTACGCAGAGCAGAAGAAAGCTAATCCCGTTTGCCCACGCCGTAGGCAGAACGACGTACGCGAGTAAGCACAGAAAGACAATGAAGAGAGCCAGCTGAATCAGAATCAGTGGCTGGCGAGTCTCCTCTACAATCTTGCGGCGCTCCAAGTCGAGATCCTGAGCAGGCGCAGTCGGTGGACGAAGAGGTTTCAGAGCCTGTTGTGTGGCACGCAGTTCCGTTGCGAGTTGAGAGCCCCCTGAAACGGTTGCATACTCAGACTGGATCCGACCGTAGCTTGATACGTCTGCCATTTCCTTATCTACGGTTCGGGATAAAAGCATTGAGCTGACCGAAGATAGGGGCAATCACGCGCACCTCGGTGTTCAGAGCAGGGGACTTCCAGCCAAGACGGGGAGCAGCACCCACGCCGCTGTTGATGTAGGGTGCAATGGTCGCCATCTGACGAACTGTCTTTGTGTAGTCAGACGCATCAGCAGGAGGACCTACATGACGCCTTGCCGGACTGACTTCAAACCACGGAGAAGTAGGCATTTTTGTTACTAGGAGACAATATAATGACGGATCAAGAGTTCGAAACAACCCTTGCGCGGTATAAGCAGAACCTTACGGACTACAAAGCGACCGGCAATGCCGGGCTGAACGTCGCTGTTGAAAGGGACAAGACATGGCTGGATACGTACATTGCGAATCGGGAGCAGCAGGTTGTGCAGCAACAGCAGTATATCCAGAACTTCGTAGCTGACTACCAAAACACGAACCCCGAGTTGGTGGAGATGCACGAGAAGCTCAAGGAGATCAAGAAACAGGGTCCTGAACTCCAGGATGCGTACGAGACGGAGAAGCAGGCGTCTGAAGAGGAGCCGATCGACTTTACCCCCTACTACGTCAAGGCAGCCCTCATTGTCGGTGTTGCAGCCGTTGTCGCACTTGTGGGTGTCTTCCGTCCGGTGTACACCATATAAACGATCAACATGAACACGACAAACAAAAAGACCATGAGATACAGCATCAGCTGACGGCGGGCGTCTCCGCTTTCCTGCTGCCGAATGCGCCGGAGCGTCTCCATATCATCCGTATTGACCAACATCGCGCTGTAATCCTGCTGAATGCGACGGAGCTTGTCCAGGAGGCTATCGCGCTCGGACTTGACTGACGGCGTCTCCTTGCGAAGATAGGTGAGGTTCTCAATCATCCGCCCAAGCGCTGCCTGGATCTGCTCTGCCTTGGTACGGAGCTCCGGGAGCTTCGATGGATCGTTGCTGCTAATCGAGGACTGCATGGTCGCCTCGTAGTCGGCAACGAGGCGCTGGTAGTCTGTATCGAGCGTAGCGAAGGGAGGGTTGTCGGTGGATGTCGACCCGCTCGACCCGCTCGACCCGGTAGACCCGGTAGACCCGGTAGACCCGCTCGACCCAGTCGTCGATCCGGAGGGCAACGTAAAACACTTCAACTGAGGAGGACCGTTCCCAGTTGCGGAGGGCACCTGTGTTAGAGGGTCTGAGCCGTTACAGGGCCATACCTGTGGTCCAGAATTGTCGTCGGGACTGCCGAAATAGGTTTCGACAGAGTTCGGGACACAGGCTCCCTTCATGCCACCAGATAACTCCCCGCCAATACCCTTGAGGAAAAGCATGTGAAATGTGGATCCCGCTGGGCAGGTGGGCGGAGATGCCTTTCTACAAACATACATACCCCCGGTGAGTACTGTCCCAACCGAGTTTGCGGGGCAAGACTTGTCAGTAAAATAGGTCTGACCCCCTACCATCGTGCCTTTACATGGGAGTGAACCTCCCGGCGCTTCAGTAGTTCCTGTCGGACAGGCGGTTGGAACGGTTTCGGTAGGGTGTGGGCACACAAAGTCATTCCCATTATTGGTAAGTCCTTCGCAGGGTTCTGTCCACGGAATCGACAAACTCATTGTTCTCACGCAACATTTACGTCGGGCACCACGAAGCGGTAGTAGAGCTGTGGACCCGCGACATCGCTATGACGGGTCACCTCCAGGATGTCTCCGGGGATCGCTCCAATCCACTTGACCATCGTGTCCTGCGAGTCAATCCAAGGGAGCTGACCGTCAGGCTTGGTCACGTTGTACCGCTTGAAGATCGCATTTCGCTCGTCCTCTTTGAGGATGCGATGGGGCATTGCCATCCGATGAGTCGTGATGTCGAACTGGAGCTGACGGATGTGGAAGAACTGCACCCGCTCCTTGGAGAGCGCCTTGATCGACTTGAGGACGTTCTCCGAAGGAGGGATCAGTGCCACAATCACAACGCCATTGGTATAGCCGTTCCCATTCGCAAAGGTCATGAACGTGTTGATGTCGCGTACCATGAGACCGTTGTCCTTCTGGCTGAAGACGACGAGGATATTCCCGATTGTGTACAGGTTTGCGCGTTCCAGATCGTCGGTGACGACGCGATCGGACTTGGTGTCCAACCCACGGCGACCGATCATCGTGCGGAGTGTCTCGAGTGCTTTCTCCTCCATGCTTGTTCTCTGGTCTAGACAGAAAGCGGTTCGTTTTTTCGTGTTCCAGAGTAATGAAAGGTCCACTCCTCCTGACAGCTGCGCTGATTTTCCTCGGCTTTGTACTCTGGAAGCAAACGGAACGATTTGAACCCGAGTTCCTCGACAAGCGGCAGGTGAGGAAGACGGTTGCGGTCGAGAACTCGTCGTATGAGCAGATGACGAACCACATGACCCCGAGTAGCTATTCCATGGGTCCGGTTGAGGGGACGCCCACTCCCTTCCAGGTAAACATGTTTAGAGCTCACATCAAGTAAGATAGTCATGGAGTTTCGTGATCTTCCTGCAGAGTCTGCGTACCGCAAGAAGAAGATCCCCAAGGCACTGGCAGAGCAAGTGTGGATCACCGCGATGGGGCATCGGTTCGAAGGCAAGTGCCGTGTCTCCTGGTGCAAGAACCGGATCACGGTGTTCGACTACGAGTGCGGTCATAACATCCCAGAGAGCAAGGGCGGCAAGACGACTCTTGACAACCTTGTTCCCATTTGTGCGCGCTGCAATCGCAGCATGGGAGATCGATATTCAATTGATGAGTGGAAGGCAAAGTTCCAGCCTCCCCGGACAGGGCTCTCGCGCTATTTTACCTGCGCGCCAAGATGGTGAGCCCGTTGTTGTGCGTGTACTTCTGTTCAACCATCCATTCGGGGTGTGCCTCAAGGAACTCGGCGATTGCTGGTCCAAGCCCCTTGCGGATCTCCTCCTCCGGGTAACCTGAATCCCGGACCTGCTGAGCAATATTCATGCACATGCGAATGGACTCACCCAAGACTTCATCCACGGTCGTATCATGCATGGCAATGTACTTGCGGACATGCCCATGCCAGTGCTCCAGCTCTCGCTTCAGATGCCCGTAAACATGCCACGTATCGATGAACAACATGTCCGTCTCCACAGGCGTGCATTTCGTATCATCTTCCATGAGAAAGCGTGCATTCACACCTTCCTTTGCGCAGAGGTCCAGGAATGGGTCGATGCTCGTCGACTTGTAAGGGTCGAGCAGAATATAGGAATTCCCCGGTGTTCCAATCAACCCCGAGGCAAACGAGTACGAGCTAACGACGTCGCGAACGCCACACTCGACCACAGAGGTACACTTCTTCGTATACGCATGGAGTGTCGGAAGGTGCTCGTTGATATCACTTGGCGTCAGAGAGTGCTTCAGATGCCCTCGGAGCAGGCGGGATGGGGTTCCGATGACAATGTCAAGGATTGCATCGTCCACGTACTTGCGCTGGAACTCCGGAGTGAAGACCTCGTTCGAGAACGCGAGAGCAGCCTCTGCGATCGCCTTCGCTTCCTCGTCGTGGCTGCGCAGCCAGTCGATCTTCTCCTTGAGGTCAGACAGGTCGTAGTTGATGGGGACGTAATTCACCATCGGCTTCAGGTATTTCTGGAACCAGTAGCGATTGTCAGGGTGCGTGATCATGATCGGCACAGCGCCGGATCCAAAGACCCACTGGTGATTGGAGGCGATGCAGTTCCCGTCCACGATCATGATATACTTGTACTTGAAGTGCTCTGCGAGATCAGTGCGAGGGGCAAAGACATGGGGTGGGATGTCGTGCTCGTTCTCCCAGTTACCCCATGGAGTAATGCGAGCATCGGTCCCGGGATACCCATAGAGCTCTGTGGCAACGCGCGTGCGAAGCGAAGGGCGCTCGAGTCCCGTACCGCTCGACCCGCCGCGCCAGAAGACGATCGGCTCGCGGTCCTCCCAGGCGGGGCTGGGGATTGAGGAAAGCACCTCCTTGAGACCGACCTGGAAGGTATTGTCATCCAACGGCAGGTAAAGCATATTGCTTCGAGTGATTCCGCGGGAACACAGGGCTCCGACGATCGGGTAGGACGCGGGATTGCGAAGCGACTCAAGGTGAAGGAAGACATCCTCGGACGGTAGGACGTGCTGGTTCAGTTCATTTGCATCTTCATTCTTGTAGTACTTCCTACCCACGAACCCATCGGACTTGCTCAGAATCACTGTGATTGGAAACTCGATCTTCCGAATGGACTGGCGTACATACGTCTCGATCGAATTCCCAACATGGCAGCGACTGTAGGCGCCGTCCCAGTAGACCCGGTCATTGGTAAGCGCGACCACTTCGTTCTCCGGCATACAACAGCTTCGAGTGTATTATGAAAATGGCACTAGACCTTGCCTTTTACACGTGTTACTTTGGACCAGACAACTGTTGGTCCAACCAGGTGCATGCTCCTCCTAGCAAGGATCATCCCTGCTACTATTTCACGAACAATCAGAACACGTTCGATACTGCACACGCTGCGGGATGGATTGCGGTCTTGGAACCAATTCCAATTGAAAATAACGAAATACGAGACGCTCAGAACTCAAAGTTTCTTCGGTGTTGTCCTCACCTGATTGAACAGCTGGCAAGGCATGAGTACCTCTGCTACCTTGACTCCAAGTTGTGGATTACAGACCTCGATCGAGTCCTCTCCATTGCACGGGACCTGACAGACGAGATGCCTCTCTGCATGTCACGTCACCCTGGCGACCATACAACGGTGTGGACCGAGTTCGAAGGCGCCATGCTCCAACACCGGTATGGGGTTCAGCGCGACAGGTATAAAAGCTATATGGACGACATGCTTCGAATGGGATTCCAGGACATCCCGCTTCGGCACTGTGGTGGGTTCCGAATCCAAAAGAGGGGTCCTCTCACCCAGCGGATTGGAGAGAACTGGTACGCCCACATTGGACGGTGTGGTATCGAAGATCAGATTAGCTGGCAGTTTGTTGTTCAGCAATTTCCGGGCGCAATCGTGGAAGTGCCGTACAAGAGTGTCTGGAGTGCACATTAGAGGTCGATGCTCGGAAGCTTTTTGATCTCCTCGGGTTTGGTGCCGTTCTTACGGTGCTCTAGGACCTCATTCCAGAAGTCCTGCAGCTTGGGAAGCACAGACGGTAGCCAATTCGGGTCCTTCTTCACAAAGTCCTCCTTGATACTCTGGAGGATCCAGTAGAGGACCTGGGCGTCCTCGGGCTCGCACTCACAGTCACAGTCGTAGTCCACCTTGCCCGAGTCGTACACCGCAAAGCAGCCCTTGGTTTCCTTGCTGCGCTTCCATTCGGTATAATTGACGAGCTTGAACCGGAACTCGACGTACTCACATTCATCGATACCGGTGCACTCCATCTGCATCTGCATCTGATGGACATACCCGGGTGGGATCTCATCGGACGGCTTGCGGCTCATGGGGCACTTGAACTCCACCAGTCGTCCATACCTGCGCGGGTCATCGAAGGTCGGGACAATGAGACCATCGGGCGAAGCGCCGAGGAACGTATGCACTGGATGCTGGACGCAAGAGACGTCGGTGATCTCGCACATGGTTCGCTCCTCGTAGATGCGCTTTGCCACCGGCTCGAAGCGAGTCCCCCAGATCAAGGCAGGAACAGGAGCAGACCCTTCCGTTGACTGGCGAGGCTCGAGCTTCCGCATCATCACCTCGCGACGTCCGGCTTCCGTCCCGAAGATCTGGTACACCTCGGATGCTGTGATCATTTCACTTCGCTTGGCGTGCCAGGCGTCAGTTCGCTGATCATTGGCACCGTACATTCGGAGGACTCGTTCATAGCATCGGTCACGCATCCACAGTCGCCCGAGATCGCCTGCCATGAGGGACTCAACGATGGGCAAGAGCATCTTGCGGAGCCAAGTATATCCGAGACCGGGCTGTTGTGCCTGACAGAAGAGGATAAACTGTTTGAGTCGGGTGTTGAGATGCGTATACGGTCGGTTCTCGAGAAGCCAAAGGGTGAGAAGTTCCTCCATTGATCTTCCTTCACCTCGGAAGGCGAAAGTTCGTTTTGCGGCAGCTGCGGCTGATATTCCGGTACCTCTGTTCCCTCCAGGATGCGCTTCTCATTCGCAAGCTCATCCTTCATCTTGTCAACGATGTCCGTGAGCTCCTCCGTGAAGGGCTCGATCGCATCCAGGTCGGTGCCAAAGTTGGAAAGGATGTACCCTGCGGTTAATGTCGAGGGTGTAGTGAGGTCCTCACGATTGGCAAGATACTCTTTCTCCTCCATGTTCTCTTTACTGGTTTCTCTTCTAACCCATTTTCAATGAGTAACCGCACTCCTACCATGGAGGAGATTCAGAGCAAAGAGCATCTCGTGCTGCACAGGCTGTCAAACTTTTATTCCAATGAGGCAGCGTTGTCTCGCGTACGGGACATCATTGCGGGAAACTCAAAGCTCAGTCTCAGGCTTATCGACTGGCTCGTGACCAACTATGCAAAGAAGCACAACGTTTCCTATATGACCAAGACGAACCGTCACGTCATCGTCTACCTGGCGTACAAGGCACATCTCAAGGCGTACAGCAAGAAGATGTTCGACCCCTTCTGCCGTTGGAAGCGCATCCAGTTCCTCGGCATGAACACCACCGTCGGTCAGCTCAACTTCTTTGAGTGGGCGATCCAGGACGAGGTGCTGGATTACCTGGAGGAACACTACGAGGACATCCAGAAGGACATGGACGAGTGCTCAACCACCATCACGCCCAAGGAGGGAGAGCGTCGCAAGCGGCATGAGCTCAGCCGGTCAGCCACCAAGGCTGTCTGCATGCACAACGTCACTGTCAAGGTGAGCTTCAATTAGACTTGAACTGAATTCAGTATATACAACAAAAAAGGACGCGTTCCTCAAGACTGAGATGCTTCTCACCCTTGAGTAATGGAATCTGATCTTGTACCCGGTGTCTTCTATGAGGACACTAACCGGGATATCACCGAGCATGACCTTGACATTGTTTCTGATCTTTGGACGATTGATGGGCGTGAAGTGTATCGAGGGGCGCGTGACCCGCGGTATACGCACGCGAATGTGTACTGGCTCTACTCGGAGGATCTGGACCGTGTGGGGCTGTCGGAGCACTCCAAGGAGGATCAGGCTGACTTCCACGTCCTGTGGTTCCGCGACACGGACTTTGGAACGTACCTCCAGGAGGATGGTTGGGAGCGCGGAGAGGACATCTGGTCGAGTCTCCCTCGCTCTGTCTTCGACCGCTTTGTCAACGAGGGATGGGCGACACCCAAGGCATTCCTGGAGCAGTGCCTCTATGGACCCATGCGGATTGTGACCCCGGAGATGCTCCGGAAGCTCCCCGATGTCTATACCTGCAAGACGTGTGGACGCAAGTCGTTGACGCCTCCGACAGGCTGCCAGACCGTCAAGGAACCCTTGGACTTTCCCACAACGGAAAAGTTGTTTTTTGTGGATGTTGATATGATTGTGCATCGTCCACCCCCTACGTCACGTGTTTGGGACCTGCTTAGACCGCAGCAGACACCTTTGCCTTCCGGCGGCTCACAGGAGCCGGAGCAGGCGCTACCGCCACAGGAACCGACACCTCCTCCTGCTGAGGCTGAGACTCCTCCTCGTACGCAGGTGCAGCCGACTCCTCAGTAACCGCAGCCACCGCAGAGCCACCGCGCTGCTCCTCCTCGATCTCGTCGCGGAAGACGTCAGCAGCCGTCGTGCGCTGGGGAGGGCTGACCTTGGCGTAGGTGATGCGCCAGGTGACTCCGAAGCCGGTACCGGTCACGTAGATGCTGGGAGAGACCACGATGCTTGCCTCACAGCGCTTGGGGAACACGGAGGCGAGGTTGTCGATGTCGACCTCGACGCGCTTGCCCATGTGATCGGTCACGTCCATCGCGACATCGCCGCTGTAGACGGGCACCTTCATCTTGAGGCTGGGAGGGTACTTGCCGGTCGGGACCCACTCACCGTTGACCTTCTCCACCGAGGGAGAGATAAACGACTTCATGGTGTCGCGGAGGACCTCGAGTGAGCGATCCTTGCCGAAGATCTTCTTGGCATTCTTGGTCGCGTGCTGGAGAACGCCCTCCTGGAGGTCGAGCAGGAAGTTGTAGAGGTTGCCAGTCGAGCCAGCCTCGGGACCTGCACGGTCCTTGGCGTAGGCATCGCAGCCACGGAGGCTGAGGCTCATGGTGTAGGTAGTACCATTCTCATTCTCGCGGATATTCACTCCCATCGGGTAGCTCGCCTTCTCAAGTCGGATCTGGAGGTTCTGACCGCTGTACTTGATAGGGATGCTCTTGCCGCCAGCCTTGTTGAGGCGGACATCGCCGAAGGAGACCTGGGAGAAGTTGAGGGAAGACTGAGGAACGATTGCGTTGGTGGACATCTTAGCTGCTTGTTGTACTGTTCATTGCCCGGCAACATGAAGATCCGTTTTGACAGCATATTTCTACTTTCAAGAGGAAGCAGAGAAGCAACAATGAACCAGTGCGCGGCAGTGAAGAAGAAGGGGTCGAAAGAGCAGTGTCCCGCCATGGCACTGCGGGGAGTCTCGTTATGCGGACGGCACATGCGAAGTCGTACACCGGAGATCTGGAATACGGTTCACAAGGCAGCACCGGTTGTGCGCGTCCAGGCTCTGGCGCGTGGATGGCTCCTTCGCCGACGGTTGGCGCTCGCAGGTCCTGGGGTCCTCTCCCGCAAGGACCTCGTGAATGACGAGGATCTGTTTACCTGCGAGTCGAAAGACCGTCAACATCCGCTCAAGTACTTTGCCTTCGAGGAGGCGGGCAAGGTCTACTGGTTCGATGCAGAGAACCTCTGGCAGTGGATGGCTCGGTCGGTCACACCTACCAACCCCTATACCAAGACCCCGCTGCCAAACGACGTGCGCAAGCGGCTGCGGGAATGGGGGTGGAGGAACCGCATGTCCTGCACGGATATTGACAGCGTCGACGAGACGATCACGCGGAGATGGAACCTCATTGTCCAGGTCTTTCGAGAGAATGGCTTCACAGATGCCCATCCCATGCAGTTCGCCAACTTCGACCGTACCGACTTCAGGACGATGTTTGTCTTCCTCGAACGCGATCTCCAAGTCGTCCTCCCGGAGACCGACCTGTACCGAGCAAGGCTCCTCCGCTTGTCTCGGCGTGGGCAGAAGGGGGAAGGAGACGAAATCCTTCACTGTGTCTTTCTCATCCTCAAGATGCTCTCCATCCCCAAGGACCCCTATATTTTGGTGTTCTCGATCCTCGCAGCCTTCATGCGGTGCTGACCAAAACAGATCGCAGCAGGGGCAGGGAGTGGAATGCATCCCAACATGAATATCTTCTTCCTCTCCTTCGATCCCCGCAAAGCCGCGGAACATCATTGCGACAAGCATGTCGTAAAGATGATCCTTGAAACCGCCCAGCTCCTCTATTCGGCACACTGGTCACAGGTCCGACTGTCTCTCCCTCAGAACGCCTACAAGAAGACCCACGTCAATCATCCCTGCGCCATCTGGGTCCGCGAGTCGGGTGCCAACTACCGCTGGCTTTGCGAACTCGGTCTCGCTCTCTGCGATGAGTTTACGTTTCGGTACGGTGGCGTCCACAAGACTCGAGTCCATCTCGAGTGGCTCGCAGCCAATCCTCCTGCTCTCCCCGAAGTCGGAGTCACCGAGATCCGTCAGGCAATGCCCGACGAGTACAAGCGCCCTAATGTGGTTGAGGCTTACCGCACTTACTACCGTGAGAACAAGATGAAGCTTCGGGGGATTGTGCGCTATTCAAAGCGTCCTCCGCCTTCATTCCTTGCATAAAGAACTTCTGCCCCATCTTGGCAATCTGATAAAACCAGTAGACGCTCAGACCGAGGAGAGGAAGGAACACAGCCGCAGTGATCCTGTCCATTTTTGTCGCCATGAACCACGGGAAGAGTCCCAGTCGAATGATGCCATACGAGGCAGCCATCAGAGCTGCAATATATTTGAACATCGGATGCGTGCTATTCCCCGACTTGTGAAGGAGCCACGTGAGGTTCAACAGCGGCGAGGTGGACATGAGAATGGCAGCCGCGGTCGTCGCGCTCCCAGCCTGTTCTGCGGTCATTGCCAGTTTTCCAAGACCAACAACTGTGATGGAAATCACATGGTGAGAAAGCCCTGTGAGATAGGTGGCATCGTACAGGAGCATGTGGATCACGTCAAAGAGGAAGTACCCGAGGACGGTCGCGAGCCCCCAATGACTCGTATGTCCCTCGAGGAGTGCGAACCCAACGAGCAATGTATCGACAACCATTGCATTGATTCGATTGATCCACTCGGTTTTTAGTTTCGCGTTGAACGACTGGAAAAAGGGCGAGGTCTGGTCAAACACGATCCATTGCCCTACGGATGCCACCATCAAGGTCGCTATCACAAGGAGCACCTCCGCGATCATTGTTTCCACTCGATAGGTTTCCCGTTCGGTCTTGGACGCAATGCCTTCTGCACGAGACGTACAATCTTCCAAAACCAGAAGACATTCAACGCCACGATCGGACCAAACATCATCTTCATGGGTGTGTCCATTTTTGTTGCCACGATCCACGGGAAGACACCCACACGCATGATGCCGAACAAGGCGACCATTCCTCCCGCCACATACTTGAACCAAGGCTGATCACTGTAGCCTGCCTTTTTCAAAAGCCAGGACAGATTGACCGCCGGGCTTGTCGATTCAAGCACGGCAACCGCAATGGCAGTGACATCTCCCTGATCCGGAGTCATGACAAACTTCATGAGATATGCGATTGCAAGGGACACGATATGATGGGCGTAGTTGGTTATATCTGAATCGTAGAGAAGCGAGTGGGCGATGTCATGAAGGAAATAGGCGACCGTAACAGCCATCCCCCAGTGCGACGTACGCCCCTGCAGAAGCGCAAAGGCTGCGATCAGGGATGTGACAACGGCGGCGATAGTTCGGTTGATCCACTCGTGCTTGGTCTGCCAGTCAAACTCCCGGAAGAAGGGTGCTGTTTGGTCAAGCGCGATCCACTGCCCCACGGCGGCGACCATCAGCGCCGCCATCACAAGGAGGACCTCTGCGAGCATTGTCTTGTCCACAGCAGGATCCATGGGGGGTCTAGACGCGCAGAGACAAAAAGCGATTTACATGACCGCGGTAGGTAACAATCATATCAACGCGTTAGAAATGTCCTCCACCAACTCCTCCGTTAAGGCAAACAAGATGCCCAAGACCTCCAAGACCGCCCCCGCTGCCCCTGCCACTGCCACCCCCGCGCCCGCTGCTCCTGCCAAGGAGTCCAAGCCCAAGGCTGCCAAGAAGGCGTCCGCCGCCAAGGTTGAGGTGGTTGTCCCCACCACCGCCGCCGCGCCCGCCGTACCCGCCGTTGCCGCTGCCGTCCCCGCCCAGTCCTCCGAGCAGCTCCTCACCTCCCTCACCGAGCAGCTCAAGGCGCTCTCCACCGAGTTCACCGCCAAGGTCCGCGAGGCTGTCAAGGCGACCCAGGAGGCTGCCAAGGCTGCCAAGAAGGAGCAGCGCGACTCCAAGAAGAAGCGCAAGATCTCCCCGGAGGAGATGACCCCCGAGCAGCGCAAGGCTTGGGAGGCTCGCCGCGCCAACAACGCCTTCCTCGTCGAGCGCGCTCTCTCCCCTGAGCTCTGCCACTTCATGGGCATCGCCGCGGGCTCCAAGCGCTCCCAGACCCAGGTCACCAAGTACATCTCCGACTACGTCAAGAGCCACAACTGCTTCGACCCCAACTTCAAGCGCCGCATCATCCCCAACGCCGCGCTCGCGAAGCTCCTCCGCGTCGATGACAAGACTGAGGTCACCTACCTGAACCTCCAGCGCTTCCTCAAGGTCCACTTCGTGAAGGCTTAAGTTGTCAAAACGAACAACACAAGTTAGAAGTGAACGACTGTATCATGATGTGGAACGCATTTGTCCGGATGATTTCGAGCCATACTCGCCCTCCATTGGGGCGGTGGGGCTATCACTGGGAGAAAAGGCTCAAATATCAAGTGTATTACGACTAGTCTAGATGGTTGTAGTGATCAGTTCGTGAGGCAATTCTAAATACAAAATCGTACTAAAAAAAGGTGACATCCGCTCATCGAGAACCAGCGCACGCTGTTTGTCGTTTTCGCGGAGGGTCTTTGCGATCCGCTTGAGGACCTCGGTCTTGTCGACCACGGGCTTTACACGGACCTTGCAGACCCCTTTCCCCTTCTCTGTTTTCCATCCACAGAGGTTGGACCCGTTGCACTTGTCCTTCTCTGTGAACTGACCGCAAGGTGTCCGGACCTTGTTCACGAACTCAACCGGACTCTTCGTGCTGTCCTCGTACGCCTCTGCCTTGAACCACTTCTCGAGCTCCTTCAGGAGGTTGGCTCCCCTGGTCTCGATTGCCGCTCGGAGGGATGCATAGTCGTCCGTCTGGATGTCCTTGGAGATGGAGAACAGCAGGAACTCGTAGATCTCGGATGCATAGGAGACGTCCGATGCAAGCTTCATATCGGCTGCATTCGGAGGCGCATCGACCAGTGTCTCCTCGCGGTCCCTGCGGATTGTCTCAACGACCTCGCGTACATCGGCATTGCCTTCCTCTGGTTGGATCGGGACGCGGAAGCCAGATGCAAGCTCAAGCTCCACGACACTGCCTGCAAGATCTGCCACAGATGTACGAACCTTGAACATCGGGTTCTTGACGTCCGACAGGAATGCCTTGGCTGCGGTTCCCGTCGGAAGCTCCTCATCGCGGATGTCTGCGTAGCCAGACCGCACCGGGACGCCCTTGTCCGGGGTACCGACAGAGGGCTGCACCGGCAGGACGATCTCGCCCGGGACAAACGCTGCCTGGATGCGCTTGAAGGGGTCCAGGATGACCTGGTACTCTGCCTTTCCCTTTGCCTGCAGCTCTGCGATCGCATCTGCCAGAAGAGGGACGTTGGTCGCACATGCCCGGGCATGACGCTCTCGAAGGATGGGGAGTGTCTTTGCAAACATCGGTTTCCGGAGATCAGCCGTGAACTCACTCTTGTATGCCTTCTTTTCCTTCACACGTTCGACCTGTGCCAGGACCGTCGTGTCCAGGATGACAATGGTACGCGAGGATGCGCCCACGGACTCGGACCAGAAGCCGCAGACGACCTGACC